TGAATCAGGAACTATTAATCCGCTTCTTGTACAGCTACCGTTGCTGTAGCGTGCACTTTTTTCTGAGATTTTTTGACTTTGAAATTTATTTTCAATCCTCCAAAATGTTTGTGAATTTTCGCATCTCAGTTACTGTAATTGTATTACTATTAGCTAGGTCTAGGGCACGGGATATGGATCAGAATATGGAGCAGTGTCGGCCTCCGGCCTCCCCTCGGCTGGCGCTGCGCGCTGAGCCTCAGCGGTCGCCATGGCTTCGCCATGTTCGCTCCCTTGCCCTCCGGGGGCGCGAAATCGGGTAAAAGGCAAGTGACAGTAAACCCGCATTGTAAAACCATCAAACGTAGTAATGGGAGGATCCCAAGCTTTCTAAGTCTGGAACAGTTGATCCGCCTCTTAAACAGCTACCGTGCGCACCATGTGGTGCGGGCAGCGTGTACTTTTTTCTGAGATTTTCGAGTTTGGAAATTTATTTTTAATCCTCCAAAATGTTTGTGAATTTTTCGCATCTCAGTTACTGTAATTGTTATGCTATGAGTTAAGTTCATGACTCCTTTCATGCTTGATTGCGGGCTGTGTCCTGCGCACATACGCTCCCTCGGACCGGCTAAAAGACAACTTAATAGTAACACTCGCAATGCGCCTGTTTATCCCACACAGAGAGAACATTTGTAGACCTGTTCCCTTTCGCTCTCGCTTCAACTCGGGCAACACGAACATGTTAGAGACGGGACGCACAGTGAGCGACTCAGCAGAGCTGAGTCTGTGAACGTGGCGAAGCCGTGCGAACCGACACCTAAGAGGATTGTGTGGAGGGGTGATGAGATTGCTAAAAGGAAGAGCAGGTCGCCCCTGTTCTCTAGAGCTTGAGCGTCTAAACCAACCACCTAAGGCTCCATTGAACCATCTATTGGATGGCATGTGAACAGTTTAGTCAAGTGAGCTGAAAATTGATCTGGGGGTAAGATATCAGGTGGCACACACACCACAATGCCCATGCACGATAAATTCTACAAGATTCTGGGATGTTCTGCGAATGCAACTCCCACAGAACTCAAGAAAAACTATCGAAAGCTGTCGGCCAAATGGCATCCAGATAAGAATCCAAACAATGTTGAGGAGGCAACCAAACGATTTCAGGAGATTAGTGGTGCATACAATGTCCTTAGTGATCCAGAAAAGCGACGTATCTATGACCAATTTGGGGAAGAAGGATTGAAACGCACTGAACAGGGAGGACCCGCCTCAGGCAATCCTTTTGCAGATATGTTTGGTGGGTTTGGATTTGGAGGACCGGGAGGACCGGGAGGACCGGGAGGACCAGGAGGACCCAGAGGGCCTCGAAAAGCGGAGCCGATCACATACCAAGTGCGATGCAATATGAATGAACTATACACTGGTACTATCAGGAAGATGAAAGTCCCTTATAAAATGGCATGTGAACCATGTGAGGGCACTGGTTGTACATCAAAAAAGACTCCCCAATGTTCTCGGTGCAAGGGCAATGGGTTCATGGTTCAGCATCGACAGGTTGGTCCAGGCATGGTACAACAAGTGAGACGTCCTTGTCCAGAATGCCGTGGGTCTGGGGAAGTGGTTGATCCCAAAGATAGATGCACTGTGTGTCAGGGGCGCAAGTGGAAACAGGCTCATCGAGATATTGAGTTTACGATTTACCCTGGCATGGAATGGGGTATGAAGATGGTTTTGGGTGAGAAGGGAGATGAGCTCAGAGATCAGATAACTGGCGATCTAATCATTGCGCTCATTCCAGACGGGACAGATGCACGATCTGCTATGACTGAACCCAAATACGAACTCAGGAATGGAGATCTGATCTATGAACTTTCCATCGATCTGGTGAGTGCTCTGGCTGGTTTCAAATATAGGTTGCGCCACCCAGGCACTGGTAAGTGGTTATCCATCGATTATCCAGACATAATCCATCCAGATCAGGTCTATGTGATCAAGGGACAGGGTATGCCTCGGCCTGACAGACAGGCGATTCAGCGCCAAGTGCCATTGAAATCCGTCACTCCCAAATATGGTGACCTGATTATACATTTCAAGGTTAATTTTCCGAAAAAGATTACGATCCCACAGAAACAAATCCTGCGGAAGATGTTTCCTCCTAGCAGTACTGCTAGCTCCGACAATGATGTGAGTGTTACGATGGTACCTGGACCCAAACACCACTACAGAGATGGCAGTGATGAGGATGACGAATTCGGACCGAGAGGACCGAGTGGACCAGGGCCCGAAGGTGTACAGTGTGCACAACAGTAAATGGTGTAAAAATGATGCTGGATGAAATATTCTTGCTTTGTGGTATATCACAAAGCACGCTGACCATACATGCATCCGGATGAGAAATACGGTGAATACATTCTGCCAGATAGAAAAGGATCTCAGATACAATTGGCAACGGGAACAAGAATGGTGTTCACGAATCTAGAATGGAACAATGCATGTGTCATGCATTTTTGGGGTTGGAGAAGGATACAGGATGACAAGGTTCTGGTCAGAGTGACCAATTCAGAGAGACGTAGAATTCTGGCAGTTGTAAAGGGTTTGTGATCAAAAATTGAGTATGCTGCTTTGTCGCAAAGCAAGCTGACCATACATGCATCCGGATGAGAAATACGGTGAATACATTCTGCCAGATAGAAAAGGATCTCAGATACAATTGGCAACGGGAACAAGAATGGTGTTCCCGCATCCAGAATGGGAAAATGCAGGTGTCATGCATTTTCGGGGTTGGAGAAGGATACAGGATGACAAGGTTCTGGTCAGAGTGACCAATTCAGAGAGACGTAGAATTCTGAAGAATCTTTAGGCCCACTCACTCACTCACACCTGATATATACCTGGTCACCAAGGTCGTCCTCCAGGACGATCGATTCTTTGCGTTCAAAAAAACGACTCATGGCGATCTTTTTTCGTGAGATCGCATCCTGTTTGGTCTCCTCTGGATAGTCAGGGAATTGGAACACATCAGGATTACATGCTAGATACATTGCAGTGTTGTGAGGACTCACAGGAGCGTATTCCAGATAGGCGTGGATCGCTTGTGCTAGATCATCCCTGTCATTGTCACCATTTTCATAAGGGTCACAAATGATATAATCGTTCGCCAATGCAGCTTCTGTGTTAGGCAAGAAGCTGTCAGTGTTGTAGCAACCATCGCTATCAGTGTGCACCAAATTGAAATAGTGTTGTCCATTTTGACCCAAACTGTACTCGACTGTAATAGCTTTGGCCTTGATATCTTGGGGTACTAATTCACCAGAAAACACTCGTTGAATTTCTTCCTGTGACATGTCATAACGGTCAGAGGCGGAGCTGTGACTAGAATGGCCATCAACCTTGTGTACCGTAATTCGATGGATGCAGAGTTTGGCTGCATCAGTTTCATTGCCAAAAACTAGATTGGCACACGCATTCACGTATGGACCAAGATAGATGCGTGCATAGGTATATACAGTCGTTAAGCTATCGAAAAGTGTCATGCTGATATACTCCGGAATAGAGGAGATAGAGGGGACAGTGAGCCCATATGTTCTGATGATAACACCAGTTAGCGCCCCTACCAGGCACGCCTGACATACCATATTGAGGTTTGTCCCATTCTTCTGATTCTCCATGAGAGATGAGAACATATGTAGTGTGTATAGTGTGTATAATATATGTAAATCCATTGCACATAGTGATGCTTCATTTTTTGTTCAGATACAGGATCAAAGTAAAATTGAAGAGTCGAACATAAAATCTAATAATCTATTACAGAAATAGATGAGTTCTCCATTTAATCCCGTTACTGCCGCGAGCTCTACTGCTTCTCGTAGTGACAAGACTATCAAAGTCGAGACACCCTCCATCCCACCTGCGGATCCTAACAATGTTGGGGTTGCTGGTTCGACCCCTGTGTCGGATGGGAGTAAGTTTCTATGGGAGGAACATACCTGGAATGTCATGGAGAGTATGACCAAGCAGGACCCATATTTCTGGGTCAAGCATCAGATTGAGAGTTTTGACAATTTTCTTGACACGATTGGACAGATCATCAAGCACAATAGCCCGATTGTCATCAACATCAATGAGTCATATGACAAGGATCTGCGCCGTCATAAGAATCGATGTGTGGTAACTTTCAATGAGATCTTTATGAGCGCACCTCTCGTCGAGGACCGTGCAAATGGCATCAAGCGCATGTTGCCTAACATGGCCCGCCAGCGAGATTTGACGTATGCAGCAACGCTCTATGTCGATGTGACCCAGGAGTGGTTTGAATGGAGCCCAGATAGTAATCGATATGAGTCAACGAATCACCACACGGAGGAAAAGGTACCACTGACCAAGATCCCAATCATGGTTGGTAGTAAGTACTGCTATCTGTATGGTCTCAGTCCTCACAGGCGTGCTGAGTTGGGCGAATCCGAACAGGATAGTGGTGGTTACTTCGTGGTGAATGGTACCGAGAAGGTTGTCATTGCATTCGAACGCCCACGCGAGAATGCAATTCGCGTGTATCCGACAAAGTCCAATGTCACTGCGTATGTCGATCGCGTTGAGGTGAAATCTACTCAGGATCAACGATTTTTCCCGATTCGCGAGACCTCTGCTTTCCTGTTGACCGAGAAGAACAGTGCAAATGGCATCCATGGTCAGGAGATTTCTGTCAAGATCAAGTACATTCGCAATGAGATCCCACTCTTCGTCGTCTTCCGAGCCCTCGGCGTTATCTCAGACAAGGCCATTATGGAGCTTATCCTGCATGATGTTGATGGAGAGGTGGATAGCAATTTCGTTAATCTGCTTCTACCGAGTGCTAACAAGGCCAATAAGATCAAATCTCTGGATGATCCAACCAAAACGATCAGTATCCGCAGCCAAGAGGACGCATTGCGCTACATCGCTCATCCGAAGAACCTGACCTACAATGTCGATTATCTGAAGGATGTCGAGGATGAGGCTCGACTGACTTTTGCTAAGAGTCTGCTTGATAAGGAGTTCCTGCCGCACATGAACCCTCCGAATGGAGAGCCGAACAACCGCAAGAAGGCATTCTTTCTGGGCCACATGATTCGTCAGCTACTGGAGTGTCACCTGGGCATCCGACCATATGATGACCGTGATCACTATTCGAACAAGCGACTCAACACAACTGGTCCGCTCTTGGCTAAGATCTTTACCCACAATTTCAAGCGACTTGTCAACAAGATCAAAACGAACATCAGCAAGCAGTCGGTCAGCGATACTGCTGGTAACGGGCACCGAGGTCTGCGCAAGGATATTCAGAGCTGTACGATCGAAACGGCTCTGAAATATGCCTTGTCTACCGGCAACTGGGCCACAAGCAAATCTGGAAGCACGAGTAGTGCCGACAAGGGTGTCGCACAGGTTCTTCAACGTTTGACACCATATTCTGCACTGAGTCACCTGCGTCGCATTGTTTCACCTCTTGAAAGAGCTGGTAGCAAGCTGATTCCTCCGCGAAAGCTTCATCCAACCCAATTCGGAATGATTTGTCCAAATGAGACGCCAGAAGGCGCTCAGGTCGGTACGGTCAAAAACATGGCGATGTCCGTGTACATCAGTATTCCAACCAGCACGGCGCCGATCTACGCGTGCCTCAATGAACTTGGAATCCGGCTCTTGGAGGAGATCTGGGTTGGTGAGCTGAAGGCAGCTACCTCGGTCTTCGTGAATGGTCACTACTATGGCATTCTTCCATCTGAGATCGTCCCCAATGTCTATCGCGAACTGAAGCTCTTGAAGCGCGATGGCACATTTGATATTTACACGAGCATCAGCTGGAACATTGAGTATCGCGAAATGCACATTCTGACAGATGGTGGACGTTATTGCCGCCCACTCTATGTTGTTGAGGAGAACATGGAGACTGGGGAGTTTGAACCTGTGATCACCCAACGCTGGAATCAGCAGATCGGAACTGAGCCTGGTATGACGTATGGAAAGGCGCTGATTGAAAAACGTATGAAGTGGAACACTCTGGTGACTGGAACAGGTGCAACCGCCTCTATCTGCAGTGGTGGTGATGGTGATACCTATGAGGAACGCCTGACAAAGGCAGGCGTTATCGAGTATCTAGACACAGCTGAGCTGGCGACTGCTATGATTGCTACGACTGCATATTCTCTCAAGGGCGGGTTCAACATTGATGGTGTCAACCGCCGAACCCCCTCTGCTGAAAATCCACTGAAGAACACTCAATGGACACGCTACAACTACCTGGAACTGCATCCTATTATGATCCTGGGTGTTATCTCGCAGATGATTCCCTTCAGCGATCACAACCCCTCGCCACGTAACTGTTACCAGTGTCTGTGGAAAGAGGAGCATGTTCTGATGGCAGATGGTGAGACGAAGAGGATCGCAGATATCAGGGTGGGTGACCAAGTCATTACAGTGGATCCAGATACTGCTGAAACATCAGTAGCAAATGTGATCAACCAATATGTTCGTCCAACTGAGAAACAGATTGTGAAGATCACCACTCACGCAGGTCGATCATTGACCTGCACCGAGGATCATCCTATCCTGACCCTGGACGGGTGGAAAAAGGCAGGCAGTTTGACTGAGAGTGATCTTATCTGCATAAACCCGAATAACAGCGAGACTTACACTGCTGAATCGCGAAACCATGAGGCACTTACAGCAGTGAGCGGAATCATGCTCAAGAATGATTGCATCTACGTACCTTTTCGCTCATGTGAACCAGTCTCGAATGTTGAAATTGCAGACATTACGATCGACAATCCGTGGCACAGCTTCGTCACTGGTAGCGGTATCGTGGTGCACAACTCGTCTATGGGTAAGCAAGCACTCGGTGTTCCTACCACCAATTTTAACAGCCGATTCGATACGAACAATTATGTTCTGCTCTATGTCCAGCGTCCACTTGTGAACCCGCGCACTATGTCTCTGGTCGGATTCGATGAGCTTCCAACTGGTCAACAGGTGATGGTGGCGATCATGACCTGGACTGGTTATAACCAAGAGGATAGTGTCATGTTGAATGGATCTGCTCTGGACCGCGGCCGGATGAACATCCTCGCAAGCAAGACATACAAGGACAAGGAGAGCAAGAAGGCAGCCAATGCCCTCCGCAGCAAGACCGCAATTGGCGGGCGAGAAAAATTCATGAAGCCCTCCCCGGCACAGACTAAGGATATGCGCGTGGGTAGCTATGCACACCTGGACGAGAGTGGTTTTGCCAAGCCGGGATCCAAGGTGAGTGGTGGTGCAGTTGTTATTGGCAAGACGATCGAACTATCATCCGAGGAGCAGAAGATTTATGACAAAAAGTACAAGGATATCAGCAAGAATCTCAAGAAGAATGATTATGGTATTGTAGACAAGGTGATTGACGGCAATCAGAGCGCTTATGTCAACTCTGATGGTGAGGTGATCGGAAAGCTGAGAGTCATTCACCGGCGTAAGCCCATCATAGGGGATAAGTTTGCTGCGCGGTCCGCTCAGAAGGGTACATGTGGAATGATTTACAATCAACATGACATGCCTTTCAGTGCACAGGCCACGGTACCTGATCTAATCATGAATCCTCACGCTATCCCCAGTCGTATGACAATTGGGCAGATCTTGGAGGGTCAGGCTGGTAAGGTCGCCTGCCATAATGGTGAATATGTAGATGCGAGCAGTTTTACTGAATATCCTCGTCAGCGCATGGAAGAGGACTTGGTAGAGAACGGTTTTCAGAAGAATGGCGATGAGATCGTGTATAACCCTCACACCGGCGAACAGATGCGAGTTCCTATCTACATTACCCCAACCTACTACCAGCGCCTGAAGCACATGGTTGATGATAAGGTTCACGCTCGTGATCGTGGACCAGTGACACTACTAACGCGTCAGCCACAGGAGGGCCGTAGCCGTGATGGTGGTCTGCGTGTAGGAGAGATGGAACGTGATGCGCTGATTGCTCATGGTGTCGCATTCTTCCTGAAAGAGAGGATGGTTGATTTCTCCGATCTATTCCGAGTCTATGTCAGCAAGCGCCACAAGGCTATCGTCATGGCCAACCCGGATCGCGACTTCTACATGTACGGCGGAGAGCGCCTAAGCAAGGATGAGGTGCGTGAGGTCCAAATCCCATATGCTTGTAAACTGCTCTTTCAGGAACTTGGTGCTATGGGCGTCAAACTGGAACTCAAAGTTAACTGATTTAGTGATTTGAGGATACATGGTATAGATATGTAAGTGGACAAAATATATTGCTCTTAATTAAGTGGTCTTTGTGTTAATATGAGCACAGTAGGACCTATTCTACAAGGCTTGGATGTGAGTGCCATCCGCTTATATTGTATAAATCTACCTAAGAGCAAGGACAGACGTCGCGCAATGCAACATGTTTTCAACTCATTGGTACCACTCAGGACTCACTTTGTCAGGGCTTATTCGCCAATGGATACAGAATTCAAAAAGCTTAAAAAGAGTCGCCATGTTGATAAAAAATACAATCCGCGCTGCTATTGTGTAGTGAAACACAATGGCCGTTGTACAAAACACCGGGTACGTGCTCTCAGAGATGTTGAGATAGCGATCAGTATGTCTCACCACCATGCATACAAAAAAATACTGAGAAATAAGGATAAACTGGCTATCGTGTGTGAAGATGATGTTATTGTTTTGCCGAACCTGGTCCAGATTCTTGGTCGGTTGTTTCGGAATGACTCAACCCTGCGGAATAAGTTATTCAGCAACCATCCCACAATACTATTCTTTGGTGGTGGTAGCAATAATCCTGGTCTTATCAAAGACCGACCAGACCAGTTTTCAGTGCGTGACAATCCCAACGGAGTTTATAGCAATTACTGTTATCTCTTGAATGCGGCTGGGGCGAGATTGTTAGACAAGAGAATGTATCCAATAATACGCCCAGAGGATAGTTATAAAAGGCATTTAATTGGAATGGGTGTACTAACCAGTTACCAAATAGTACCATCTGTGGTCGCAGAGCTGAGCGCAGGTGTTAATGCTCAAGCAATATATAGTAGACTGAGTAAACCCGCCACCAGAAAGGCATTTGAAAACTCGGTGAATAGGACTCCGGGTCAAAGAGCCGTTAACTCCGATCTCATCGGAAGAATTGTCAGACCCTCGGTTCACTCAACTGCTCACACCAAGCCCCATTCCACACACACCAAGCCCCATTCTGCATACTCTGCTCGTATCAAACAACACAATACACCGCGCCACCATAACAATAGTCAGATAATCACATTCAGAGACAATGCACAGGTACGTGCCAAAATAGTTCCTCGGGTGGTCATGGGAAATGAGATCTTGCACAGCATTGGTCCTAAGACTAAGAAGACTATCAGATCCGAGCCCAAGTCTAAGCACACCACGCCCAAACATAAAAAAGCCAAAGCTAGGCAACGTCATCTAAAAAAGAGGATGATTGCAGGAACTGGGAAAATTAGAATAGGGAGTAGATAGCCTCTATCCTGTTGTTGATCGGTTCGCGGAGCATGATATTACCACCTGTTCATTCAGCACGTGCAGACGCCCAATGAATTCGATGTAGTCGGTGACGATCAGGAGACAGGTGAAGATCACACATCCAAACATCAGGAAAACATTCAGAATGTATGAGACTCCTGTCATGAAACCCATAATCAAGAGCTGGGATGAGAGAGGAATACTCTTACCTGTGAATACCCAGGATAGGTACAGCTTCTTCTTTTTGATAGCCACTAGACTCAACAAGAAGAACCCGATATACAGAGCACTGATTGCGCTGATGAGCGTTAGGAACCACATCACAGGGGCAGAGTTGTGGGATGTAATCTTGACAAATGGGAGCAAGGTTGTTAGAAATTTTCCCTCAGGATCAAAAAGCTCGGTTGCCATGAGCATCAGAATAGCAAATACTATTACATTGGTGATGATGAAGCAACATTTGGCATGTGCGACACTTAGGCAAATACTGTTGACAATGTCATTGCATCTATCCTGTGTTGGAATATTTCGGAACTGATATTCATAGCAACATGTTGGACATGTTGTCATGGAATCTGGGTGAGTATTGGCAAGTCTCCATTTCTCAAGGCATTCTACATGTATCCACCTCTGAGAGCCAGAGCATAGACACGGATCTATCCATCCTCTCTCACTCTCTGTGTTCTCCAGACAGACGCGACAACAGATATCAGAGCCACTGTCCTCAGTTGTCTCTGCTGTCTCAGATGTCTCAGATGTCTCTGTCTCTGATGATGTGAATAGAGTTACTGGCTTTTCTGGCCGTAGTCCCTCCTCTAGGGCTCGTAGGATGGGAACAAGGTCTCGACTCAGACCACCCTCTTGCTCTTGCATTCTGACCTGGTCCTGATTGTGTGTGCATACATGAAAGTTGAGATAGATTACCAACAATTTTTACAAAGCCCTCTGGAGCATTGTACGCAATTCGGAGTAATCTACAGGTTTTGTGATATATCCATCCAGATGACCCTTCTTGACATAGTACTCACGATCTCCACGCATCGCAAGTGCAGTGAGTGCTATCATCATTGGTCTTTCTGCGGAGTCGCCATATATTTTGTAAACCTCTTGAGCTACCTCTAATCCGGAAACGACTGGCATCTTGATATCTAGCAGCAACGCCTTAAAATATCCTCTGGGTTTTTCGGACATGATCTGCAAGGCCTCTCGACCATTTCCAACGATTGTCAAATTAGTGTATCCGAGTCGATGCAGCATTTCTCGGATTACAAACTGATTCATCTCAATGTCTTCTGCCAGAAGGATTCGCGCTGCTGTGTTCTTGGCACCCTGTTGGGTGAGACTAGTGTTTTTAGGTGACCTTTTCAGTCCTGCTGCTGCAGCACATGGAACACAACCACAACCTATCTTTTCAGAACCATTACGATCTTGTATAGTGCGAACAATTCTCTGCAAGAGTTTTTCTGATTTCACAGGCTTGATCAAAAATCCTCCAAATTCTGAGCGATCCTCATTTGAAAGTTGATCTATGCTAGATAAAGCCAACAAAGGTACGTCGTATGTTTTGTGAATTTCATGAGCAAGTTGAGTGCCATTCATATGAGGCATATTCATATCTATCAGTCCGATATCAAACTGGAACCCTGATCGAATATAACTTTGTAACGCCTCCTTGCCAGAGCTACATAGGAATGGAACCATATCCCATTGCTGCAAAATGTCAAATAAATATAATCGATTGATTTCTGAATCATCTACAACCAACACCTTGAGCCCTTTAACTTGCTTCACCAGTCCCTCTCGTGCCTGTTCACTGAGATAATCCATCTCAGTTGAGGAGGAACTCCGGCTTTTCGAACCATAAACTCCGATCATGTCGGAGGTATTCTCACCCTCTTTCACTCGGTCCTCACACGATGGCACTTCAATCTGAAAGATGGCGGTCGTTCCCATACCCTCACCGGGTGATTCTATTCTTATGTCACCACCCATCAGGTTGACCAGCTTTTTACATATGACCAGGCCCAATCCGGTCCCTTGGTATTTCTTAGTACTGGATTGATCTAATTGACCAAAGACTCGAAAGAGCCTGGGGAGGTCTTCATCACTGATTCCAACACCAGTGTCCTGAATACGGAACTCTAATTTATAATATGGTGTTGTCACGCTCTCAGGATCAAGACTGGTTCCTGATTCTGAAGCGGTTGTCTCAAAGCTGGCAGTATCTGGATCGCTGATAAACCCAATCTTGGAGCACGGGGCTCCGACTCCTCGAGCCGCCAACCCCGATAAGATCGGGACCTTTCTGATAGTAAGCTGGATGTCTCCACTATCGGTGAACTTAATAGAATTGTTCAATAGGTTAACACAAACTTGTCTCAGTCTCTGGAAATCTGCCCGGATACAGTACGGAACATCTGGTTCTATCTGATATGTCATGGTCAATCCCTTTTCACTTGCTTTGCAGAGTAGAACATCAAAACTGCTTTCAATACATTTACGCAGACTCATCTTCTCATTTTCGAGGATCATACCTCTTGCCTCTAATCTCGTTATGTCCAGAATATCATTAATTATATTCAACAGGTTGGATCCAGACTGCTTGATTATCTCCAAAAATTCCCGTTGCTCTGAAGAGAGGTCTGTTTTCCCCAATAAGGAGGTCATACCGAGAATTCCATTCAGAGGTGTGCGGATCTCATGACTCATATTTGCCAGGAACTGGTTTTTCTGTGATTCTGGGTTGTAATCAATGTCATGATCTTGAACACGATACCCATCATGTCTACGCAAGAAACAACTGATGAGTGATGACTGATATGATTCGTTTTTAATAGACTTCGACTCTTCTGGCTGTTGACTCTGATCGCACTGGAGGAACTCCACAACGACGTTCAATCTGGATCCGTTTGAATTAATTAACTGGAGTGTCGCACTGCTGTCCAAATGCTCTTCAATCACAAAATCATCTCCAAATAGCAGATCAACAGTTTTTCCGATTAACATATCCTGGTGCCATCCAGTTGCACTGCTGAAAGCAGTGTTGAATTTACAGATCTGATTGTTTGTTCGATCAAAGAGGAACCATGGTTCCTGAACAGAATTCATCATAGTGCCCATCAACATCATACACTTTCTTTTCCCGCATGTGCCTTTCTTGTCACTCACCTTACTGGTCTTACTTTTACTTATCTTACCACTTTTACTTAGCTTACCACTTTTACTTAGCTTACCACTTTTGCGTACAGATTTTTTCCCTTTCAAAGATTTTTTAGATGATTTAGATTTGGACAGGGTATTGGCTCTTGGATTGTCTGCCGACATTTCATCGGATGCTTTGGGGAACAGTCTCACCCGTTCCATATATATATCCAATTTATCTATTCTAGGTATAGATTATTTATATCGATTGTAGTCATGCAGCATAGTAGACAGGCTTATGGGCGTTTTTTAAAGGGGAAGAGGGTTGCCATTGTTGGACCGGCTCCCAGCATTGTTGGAAGCAAACAGGCCAAGGCACTCGAAGCGTTTGATGTTATTGTTAGACTGAATAAGGCATTGCCAGTACCAGATGAACTTCATAGTGACATTGGGAAACGTACTGATGTTCTCTATAATTGCATGAATCCAAGTGAAGAATGTGGTGGTAAAATAGACATCAATCAGCTCCACAGACAACATGTTAAATTTCTAGTT